AATATTACTTCAGCATCTGGATCTTGTTGTGTTGGTTCTGTCAAACATATTTTACCATACGTAACAATTGTACCAGCATACGGACCAGTAAGTATCTTAAAAGAATCATGTTTAGAATCTTCTATATAAGATATTTGTCTATAATCATACTTTGATATTGTATTATACATCAATATCGCTCTGAAGTACACTCTCAAATTCTTCTTCACCAATTTGAGATCTATATCCAATTGTGTAGTGTTGCTTTACGAATTCTTTAAAGTCAGTATTTTTAAAGATTGGAAGCCAGAATTCTTCTAACAGCGTTTGTGCTTCGCGAACTTTACCAGAAGTGACTTCACCTGTTGCTGGGTTTACTGCTTCATACCAACCATTAGAAGGCTTTTGTACATATCCACCAGCCATGGCAATTTCAAGTAGACCAGAGTATTTTTCAATACCGCCTTCCCAAGTTACTGTGATAGGCACTTTAGATTTTTCTTTTACAAATCTAGATTTTTCTACATTAATAACAAACTCATAACCAGTAACTTCAGTACCAGTCTTATTTTGTCTACGACCAAGGATCCAAATGTTATCAGCAGAATAGTATATTCCAGTTCCACCACTTACTATTGCTTTAGGAAAGAGTCCAATTTCTTGATACGTGTGATTTACCGCAAGCATTGGAATATCTTTCATAGTCAAATATGGAGTTGACATACGAAATAGGCCTTTGAGTGCTTTAGCTCGAGACATATCAGCTACGGATTTTTCATTGATAGTATCTTCCAATTCTTTCTTAGATGCAAGGTTACCAATAGAGTCAATCACAATAATAACCTTTTCACCACGTTCAATTACTTCCAATTGATTGATTAGATCGAATTTAAGTTCTTCAACATTAGTAATTGGTGTATGCAAAACTCGATGAGTTTCAATATCAAATGATTCAAAATAAGATTGTGGTGAACCAAACTCAGAATCATAGAAAAGCATAATAGCTTCTGGATATTTTTTCATGTAAGCACCAGCCATTAGCAGTGCAAACGAAGTTTTGAAATGTTTACTTGGACCAGCAAGCACAGTCATACCAGGAGTAAGTCCACCATCTATAGATCCAGATAGCGCAACATTAATCATGGGAACATCGGTTGTAACCATATCTTTAGCGATAAAGAATTTTGATTTTGAAAGAACTTCAGTATGATCTAGCTTTGAGTTCTTTTTAAGTTTATCCATTACAGACATTTTTGATTCACCTTTATTTAATATAGTACAACAATTATATCATGAATTGATCTAATTGTACACTGCTTTGTTCGAAGTATTTTGTTCTGGTCTTATTACATTGAACTCCATATGGAGCAATAACTGTATCTAAGTTTCCATCAAGGTATTTTTTTATTTGAGAAGCCATATCCATAGCAGTGGTGACAGGAACATTTTGACAAACCATATTAAGATTTTTCAAACCTCCTTGTAGAATAAAGTCATTAGGCATTCGCATAATAGCTAAAGCTTCGCGAATGGTAATATATCTATCTTCATCTGGATGTGCTAGTGACGTCGGCAAATGACCAACAAATGCGCCAATAGATCCCTTAGGAATCTCAGTATTCTTACGCATAATGTTGCCACCATCTTTTAACTTTTTATGCATACGATCACATTTAGTAGCTTCACGAGAATAACCATTCAAGGTCATCCATTTCGAAACTGTATCATACGTAATTCCTGCAGCTTCAATATAGTCTAGTGGGTTCGTGGTTTTTTCAATCTTTGCAACAAACTCTTGATGAGTAATTCCACCTTCCATTTCTTGTAGGACATATTTATAAAATGGATTATCTGTTGGCTTCTTAGAATTAGTGACAACATTCATTGGATCATCTATCGAAACAAAAGCATTACGAATAGTGTCTTCTATTTTTTCATGCGGTTTAGAAAAATAATCAAAGACTGGAATTGAATCTCCTTTCCAAAAAAAGTAAAACGATCTATCTCGTACTTGAGACAATCCATGCAAGATAGACTTGGTTTTATATAGTGAAAAAGTATATCCATATTGTTCTGCAATTTTTCGAAGATCGTTTACAACAGGTTCACCCATTTTTGAAGCAAGTCTTGGTGCATTTTCACCCCAAAAAACTTTAGGAGATAACTTACCAAGAACAAAATTGGCAGTAGTAGACATCCAATCATTGCTAGTATTGGTCGAAGAAGCAGAAGGGGATAGACTACTAAGGCCGGCACAAGGACAAACAGTGTTAACAATGTCAACTGCGTTATAGCTGTCGTTAATATTCTCAGGTCTGATAACCATGTACGGTACTTCGTTTTTATAATGCTCGATAAGTTGTTTATCATTATTTTCAAATCCCGGAAAGCTTAAAATGTATTCTGGTCTTTTACCAAAAACATTTTCCATAGCTATAGTTTCTCCACCGATAAGTGGAATGATTGATGCGTATTTTGTCATGAAAAGAAATCTTCTAAAGTAGATGATTGAGACGAGTCGTAAGCTTTTTTATGTTGAATAGTAGTAGCTAACTTTATTTTACCTTTCCATGGTCCAGATGGAACTTCTTTTTCTCGTATTTTTACGAAATCAGGCCAGAGTTCAGCCAATTTTAGTTGAGCTTCATTGTGGACTTCCAATGTTCTCCAAGTAGAGCAACCACCAGCAGCATTTGTTTCAGAACATGTAACCATGTATTTTGCTGATAATCGATTTTTAAATCCACGCGTCAAGAGTTGCAAATTTACATCAAAGTCTTCTGCAGCTGCTACTCTATTCCATTCAATATCGCGTGGAATTTTTGGTCCATCATAAAACACATTTGTCATAATCCTTTGATTTTCTCTAATAGGCCATTGTGATAAGTCAGGTATTACCCATGCTGGTAGCAATCCACCATACGAAACGCCAGCATCCATCCATGACTCAATTAGACTAAATGCATCATCAAAATCTTGATCATTATATTTTCTTGATAGCCACTTAGTACCTTCTCCAGGATTCGGTTCCTTTACTACAAATTCCAGATCATCGTCAAACACCATAAACCTATATGCGCTAAATGCATTAAATATCCATTCGCGAGTTGGAGCAATACGATTGATATGCTCTGGTAGTTGTAATACTTGGTTTGGATAACGAGAATTCATCTCATTATATTCATGAGCTTGAACTACAAATCTAGTAATTTCTTTATATTTTGCTGGTAAACTTGCATAAGTAATTTGCTTATCAATTCTACCAAGTGTTGGTATAATAATGTAATCTATTAAGGTCTTATCCACATAAACTCCCACGTAATTCCTGATTCATCAAACATCTCTTTTGTTATTTCAAAAGATTGCATCCAATGATCGCTAACTTTATAATCTTCTTCTACTGACATTACTACATGTTTTATTCCAGTTTGAATAATACCTTTAGCGCATTCTGAGCAAACCGGTAATCCAACAACATATAGTGTAGCTCCATCAAGAGAAACACCAGTATATGTAGCATTATATATGACATTCATTTCTGCATGAACTACATACTTGTATTTTTGTTCTTTATCATGTAGTCTTTCAAAAGTATCTTTTATATTTCTAGGAAAGCCATTATAGCCTTGAGATAATACTTGGCCTTTTTCAGAAACGGCAATTGCACCAATTTGGCGCGATGGATCCTTTGACCATGTAGATACTTCTTTTGCTAAAGATAAAAAGCGAGAATCCCAAGTTTTGTTGGGATTATTTATTGGAGCAATTTTCATTATTTTACCAAATCAAAATGGCGCTCATAAACATGAAGGTTTTGAACTTGCCAGATAATACTACCGGTGGCAATGCTTAGTTGTGTTGCAAGTTGCGATAAGACATATTCTTGCCAAGCATAGTCGTTCTTATATCCATATACAACATCATTAGATCTCATTTGTACGACAGCGTATAATAACTTATTACGAATATAGTAAGTTACAGCATTAGTACAAATAAAATCTGATTTTCCGTTTTCATCAAACTCAACCCAAATAGAAGGACGATTATAAATCATCGATGCACGACGACCATCTGGGTTATTACGTAATTCTCTTAGTACATTGTTATATTGGTTGTAATATTTCTTAGACCAAATAAGAGTACCATAATTTGAATTGATTTCTCCATGATCGTTTGACGATAACTGCCACGCTTTTGGCGGGCTTCTACCATCGTTGAAGATATCATTAATGTTTGTCGATTGTGATCTATACCAAGCAATTTCAGAATCAATATATTCTTGATTTACTTGGCCAAAGATTGCTGGTTCATCTGCAATAAATGATGCACCAATAATTTCGATTGTTTTTTGGCCGGTTTTATCTAAGGTGAAATTTTTATTTTTTAATTCATCGATAAAGTGTTTGCGAATATCATTTACTCTGAGATACATAACAATACTTCCTTTCAAGCACTTACAACAGATTTTGTAAGTGCCCGATTTAAGAGATAACTATTTACTTTATTACACTTCTTCGGCAATACTGTCAGCCACAGTTGTGGTGGGTTCTTCTTCGTCTACTTCATCTTCAGCTACTGGAGCAACAGGCAAAGATGTACCAAATGCAGGAAGTGCTTCATCTACTACAGTCTCTTCTGAAACTTCAGCTTCATTACTGCATGCAATCAATGTCAGCATAGCAGCAATTGCAACGCCTTTAATCATAACATTCATAATTTTTTCCTTTTAAAATTTTACTTCGAAAAAAAGCTGAGGAGATCAATTGATCTCCTCGCGCTTATCTATCTACTTACACTGTAAAGCCAAACGTGCGAGATGCTGCCATTGCGCGATAACCTGCAGCAATAACTGCTCGGCTTGGTGTACCGAGTCGATAAAAGGTACGAGTTTCGCCACCCTTATTCGTCAAGCGATTTGCATAAATTGCAAAGCCTTTCTGACGAAGATTAGTTACAGTAGCAGTGGGATTAGCTACGCCAAACCGTGCAGTCATCTGTGCTGCGGTCAAACCTTTTGAATCAGCCTGAAGAGCTGCAAGTACGCGGGATTCTTTTGTTACATTTGTCATATCAGTTTTCCTGTATATATTAATATTAAAGTTTTTTTATCTTACTATGTTTTAATAAGATAGAGATATTATACCACACTTTCTATCTAATGTACAACTTTTTTTTTCGTTTACTGAACTTAGAGCTCTAAGTTCAGTAGATTTTTTTTTTGCCGGTTATTACCTCCACTGTGTTTACACTAATTCGTTAAGTTTATATACTCGCGACTCGATCAATTGACCAGACGAATTATACAAATATAAAATTTCATTAACAACATTTTCGTTTTGACGTTTTTGTACAGATTGCTCTATCAATACGTTTTGTTGCTTACTTGCAGGTATTGGTACTATATTAATTTCAGAATTTTCTATTTTCATAGTACAATACTCTTATTATTTTTTTTATTTATAATCCTGAAACTAACAGAGCACCCATCAGAAACGCTAGTGACAGAACTAGTACCATGCTCACGAACTCTTTTTTATCCATTACAATGAACTCGGGTAAGATTTGTAGTTGTTTAAATCGCTGAGAACACGGGCCCATGCTGCCATCTCATACTGCTCCATCAGATTGGAGGTAGGGGAAGTACTCTGTGGAGGATACTTAGCACGGTAAAGAACTTTGTCTGTGACAAGGTCAGTCATGTTGGAGAGAAGTACCGCACAGTCAACATCCTTATTGCCCATCCAAAACTGAATAAGCTGATCGTATACGCGCTCTCTACCAGCAGCATCAAATACTGAAGTCCCCCATGTCAATGCATATGCTGCATCTTTCTGGAAAGCTTCTTGAAACTTAACCAATTCGTCCTGCGCACAATCACGTTCGCGCATAAACTTTTCTGCCAATCTTTCGAGAGTTATCATATTACATTGCCTCTAATTGTTTTTCAAGATCACGGAAGGTTACAGTAAATTTCATCATTTTCAGATTACTGTCAGTACCACAAATTTGGACACGAACTATGCGTCTAGTCGCACTACGTTCGCCCCTATAATACTCAATAGTTAGCCAAGGAACCAATTCCTCGTTGCCATTCAGACCTAAGTTTATATCTACAATCTCGCCGCGAATAGTACCAGCAGCGCTTTCCCAACGAACACGATCACCAATACGAACTAATTTGTTAGAAGTCATATTACACTGTCAAACTCTTTCTTGTATTTTTCAATTTTTTACCAGTGTCATCATATTGGTCACACTTGTATCCGCCTGTTTTTGTCCAATGACCAAACAGTCCAAACTCAGGTTTGCCACAGTTTTTACAGATTCGTTGGCAACGAATCACATCACCAATATGAACTAATTTGTTAGAAGTCATATTACACTGTCTCCGTTTCAAGAAAACTAAGCAATTGAGTGAAACCATAATTATCAACCATGTGATACGTATCAGTACGATTACAACGAATCACATCACCAACACTCACGCTGTGCATCCGCTCGAGACGCACCATCTTGCTTTCAGGACCAACATTTCCAATTTCAAAAACCTGATCAAGAGTATCAGCATCAATCTGACACACTGGAACAAAGTACTCACTCATCCAAGCTAAGAAGTTTCCGCTACCAAAAAACTGTATCTTCATACGAGCTTCATACTGAGGATACATTTTGATTGCAGATTCATGACCATGTTTGTTTACAAAGTCATATATCTCTTTGTTCATTGGAACCTGCAGTACTGTATAATTCATAACCTTCCCTTCCTCATCAATTTATAGTACCATTCTATACAGGTTTGAAGGGAAAGTACAATTTATTTTCATTTATTTTTCGTAAGGAAATCAATAACTTAGAACTTGGCCTTTCTAAGTTATTGATTTATAAGGAAATAAGAATTGTAACAAATTGTAACGACTGTAAAATAAATTGTTAATCAAATCAATAACTTAAAGAGCCACCTCTGGTGACACTCTGGTGACACTCCAGACATTTCTTCTGGAGGTGGTATATAACCATTAGATGCTTCTTAAAGTGTCTCTCATGAGGTCTGGTGTTTTTCACATAAAGTCCTAATCCAACCATAATTTGAGATATTACCAGGATTACCACATTTCTCGCACATCACTGCACTCATGCTTTCAGCCATTCGTACAATTCCGGAAACAATGTCATCTCCACCAGAATAGTAAAAATTTAATGTACCAAACTTTTCTTTTACTTGAACTGCAACTACTTGAGGGCAGGCTTCTGGAACAGTCTTTAGTTGAGGCTCAGGCATACCCAGTTCTTCTGTAATTTGACGCTGTTCCCACGAGCTCAAACGATTATAATTACTGTAATCTCCAGAACAAGCTCGCATCAGTGCGCGATTATATCTTAACGCTTGCAAACGAAGTGTTCTAGTCCAATTAATATGACTTTGAATATTATCACACATCATATCAATAATATTATACCAACCGTCGTTATGATCAAATCCCCAACACATTGCAGTTTGAGTCATTGGTGCGTAACGATTCATAAAAATTTTAGGATACTTTGTACAAAGTTTTGCATCAAGTTCTAATTTCATACTTCACCGTTTTGTACTAGTACTTCAAAGGTATTAAATAAACTTTCAAACTTTAACTGGTATAGAGTATACAAACCCAACAATACATTTTGCATTTCGTCTTCATCTGTATATAGTCGTTCAGTGCTATATACTGTTTTTAGATCATCAACAATATGCCAGCAAGAAAGTATTTCCTGCTCTAAATCAAATCTGTTTTTCATAATTAAATCTCAAGAGTAAGCCAATCAGTTTCTTTTGGTAATACTTCTACTACAATATCACCTCTTCCTTTTTTCAGTTCTTCTACAACACCAGAGCTTCCTAGATGCATACCATAATTATGGATACCGCACTCATAACATGATCCTGAAAAACCATAAAACAAAAATGAGTCTTCTGTTTTTTCAACTCTTTTGATACCAGAGTTCAATCTCCAAGAATTACCATATAAGTATCCACCGTACCAGGATCCTAAAACTTTATAAACGGTTCCATCACTTGCTGAAAATATTTTTAATACTACCCATAGGTCAGGTGTTGTCATAATCTTAGTCCCATAAAGAACGATAATATTTACCAAAAAGCTTGGTACCATTTTTGATACGATCTTCTACTTGTTGCATACGTACATAATCAACTCTAAATGCGTCTGGTCCTGTATCTTCTATAAATTGTGACATACCATTTTCAAGCTGAATTGATTTGAATCTTGGCGTACCAGAATAAAATTCTTCTTGCCAGTTATCATCATTTACAATATGCTGAAACGCCCAGATCATTTCATCTAGAACGTATTGCCAACGCTTGAAATGATTGTCATCAGTATCCCATTCATTTTCCTTTGCAGGTGCTGACGTACTCTTTAGTTCTTCAGGTACATCTTCATCGTCAACAAAAGGTGCGCCGTGTGTTTTTTCTTTTAGTTGCTTCAACATAGGCACAATGATCATTGCTAACGTATGGTCCATTGACCAAGTGTCCCAAGGATCAATTTGAATCTTTATTGTGCGATCTCGGTCACCTTGTACCCAGTCTAAAAATCTAGCAAGCCAAGTTAATTTTCGGTCATCATTAAGCATGGAAAAAACTTCGCCAACTTTAGGTTCAGGCTTCACGCTGCCATAAGTTAACCATTCACCAAAGTGATGAACCCAATCTGGTCTACTTTTCATACCATATTCATCTTTAATTGGCTTTACCCAAAAACACAGCTTCTCTGCTAGGCCATAGCAGTTAATAGCGCTTTTGTATTTTCCCATTTTGATTTTCATAGCTACTCCGCTTTATAGCTAACTAATACTTGTAGTGCTTCCCATTGACCATAAGTAAGACTAATTTTTTGATCACTATTTCCTGCACTAACTGTAGCATCAAATCCTTCGCCATTGCTCCATTCACATATCTCAGCAAAGTCATGTGCTTTAACAAGATGGCAATAAGGCTTTAGCTCAGTAAACTTGCTTATTCTTTTATCGACTAGTATCATAATTACTCCTTATCACCGTACAAATCATCAAATACAAACCATTCAGAAATATCGTCCATCACTGCTCTGCATATAGCCTGCTTTATTTCATTTTCTGATGGAGACTCATTATGCTTGTGAGCCCGCATGTATCCGTATTCAATACCTCTTTCTACAGCCATCTCTAATACGTTATACTCTTTTGCTTTCATTATTCAACTCCAAAGTGTTGTTTGATTCTTCTGTCAATTCGCTCGGGTCTTTGCTGATCTGTATATACACCTTCAAATAGGTCACAACAATCTTCGATAATCAACTTGGCAAACTTTTCAATATTACCTTGCCCACAAAACCAACCATCATGTAAATTAACCTCTTTGGCTAGTTCTTCAATTCGTTTGTTCATCTCTCACCCATTCTCTATTAATATAATATCGTTGAATGTTTTTGATGCTTTCCTCAAGATACTTTACTCGTTCGTGATCTTCGAATATACCATCGCCCTGAGGAAACGCTTGATAGATTACCTTGCCGCCTACATCTGGCACGCTGACTGTATAACTACCATGACGCAGCCGCAGGTACGCAACTACATTTTCCTGGCTATCAAGCACATCATACTGTTCAGGGCAAGCACCGCAGGTTCGCATCAAGCGGTATCCATGAATCATTATATCAAAAGAATTCTGATTAATCATACATTCCCATCCTCTGGCTTTCCGCCGTCAACTCATCAAGCACCTGTTCGCGCTGAAAATTCAACGTATTCATCTGAACCTCAAAAACAAACTCACCGTCTACAACACTTACATTAACAAAGGTCTGAAACCTAGAACTGCATTTTAAATAGTCGCGACCACCATCAATCATGTACCCATCTTTTTCAACATAGTCATGACGATAGCGACTCACAATCACTTCACCGTCATCAGTTAAGATACCGGTAATTGGAGCACTAAATGCACTTGACGCATCAACAATAAAATTTGAATCATCACGAACAAACAAACCAAAATAATTGGTATGCCCTTTACTGCGATCCGGATTAGCAACATAGAACACATCAACAGGGTGACCATTCCAACCACCACTCGGTTGCCGTGTACACCAGAATCCCATGTATTTAGCATTATACCATTTTTCTATTGTGGCAATACTATTTGCATTATAGTGAAAGCCATCTATCGGAGTTTTTATAAACATTATATTTTCCAATTCATAATTATATTTGCACTAATACTTTATTTTCAGGAAGTTCTTTCCAATTAGAATAAGCTAGTCGCGCCCAATTAACACCATATACAAAAACTAAAAGCATAACTCCGTATTGGCCATTTACAAAAGCTGTAAAAAACCAAAATGGTTCTCCAAACAGTCCAACCAATCCTGCGCGATATCGCATACGTGGATCTTGAGAAGCCATTAGATATAACGACATAAATCCTGTTAGAGTAATGATCCCTTGAGAAGCGTAATCTAAAATATCCATTATCATATTTACCTTATTTCGTTGGTATAGGAATTTCAACTAAGTTATGTTCTCGATCCAAGTATTTCATTTCTATGCTGACTGGATCAAATTCAGTAATAGCATCTACTACATCATATGGATCGAGAGAGCCACATGTATAAACATCTAACTGCATTAGTGCAGGGCTTACTTCGTCCCAGATATGCATTGCAATATGGCTTGTCTCTATAATAGTGACAGCTGTTAATCCTCGATTACCTTTCACATTGGAATACACAGCATAAGGGCCCATCAAAATCTTCATTCCAATTCTGTCTATAAGCGCAGGCATCCACTCTTGTGAAACCTTTTCTGCAGAAGTTAGTGGGTTATTAACTTCTGCACGTATAATTAAATGTTTATGATATAGCATTTATCCTCTCAATTAAGCTATGGTTGCAAACAATCGCATATTAGAAGTGCCATCGTAAAGTTGATATGGCCCATCAATAATAAGTTCTCTATCTGATTCATCGCATTCCACTGAGTATGCTTTACTATTGACAGATTTTGCAAACACAGTTACATCTTTCACTTTAGAAAGTTGAGCCCAGATATATCTACCACCTGGAGATTGGCATGTACCAGCTTCAAGTATAATGTCTAGTTTTTTCATTATGTACTTATAAAAGCGAGGGACCAAACCAAATCCTTGAAACCGCTGATCAACTCTTACGTTATCAACACGCCAAACTCTTTGCTTAATTCGAGCAAGATCTATTTCGCAAACACTATAACCAGACGCACGGCTTTTAGGCAAAACAAATACGATTGTCTTTGTAACCTTTCCTTCAAAAAGAAAGCATTTCATTGATCGTAACGAACCGATAAGTGTATAGGTATCGTCATTCAAATCAAAGTTAAGGTTTTTGCCCTGTTGTGGAAGTTCTATTCTATCTATTGACATATAGTATTCAATCCATAAAATTCTTTGTACAATTCAGCTAAAATTGGTCTTATCTCATTTTCATATGAGTATGGTATATTGAGGGTATAGCACACATATGCAGGGCTTGTCATTTCTAATGGAGACCATCCAGTATTTTCAACGATCCAGCGCAAAGCTGTTTCGCGGGTATCGGCTCCACGTTCAATAGTACTTCGAATGTATTCTTCAAAGACCATTTTTTGAAGGTCTTGATCTGGTGTCATAATAAGGGGCTCTTAATCAATTTATAGTACCATTATACTATAGTTATTGGTACATGTACAATTTATTTTTACCAATAGAATCAATAACTTAGAGCGCTGATTCTCTAAGTTATTGATTTGTAAGGAAATAATAATTGTAATAAATTGTAACAAGTATAAAATATAAATTGTTAATCAAATCAATAACTTAGAAAGCCACTCTAGAGTCCCTCTGGTGACACTCGAGACACCTCTTCCAGGGGTGGTATGGACCTATTAAGGAAGTCCTTTGATGCATCCTGCCCTGGTATCTTGCCACGTGAATACGCTACCAAAAAAGAGGCATAGTTAATAAGGTCTTTGGCTGAGTCTTCGATTGATTCATAATTTGGCGTATAATTTTGATCTGATTCCATAGCTTCAATAACAGACCAAAGTCGTAGAACTTTAGCATTAATGATATCCATAATTGAAGCAACGCCACGTGGATAGTAATCAGCTTGAACTATTCGCGAATTTGGATTCTGATAGTCATTTGATTTTTTAATTTGGATTTCAGCACATTCAGATAAAACTTTTAGCGATTCTTTCATAATTATGTTCTCTGCAAAAAATACATTATACCACATTCTTTATAAATTGTACACCATCAAAATCATATATTCCTTCTAGTGAATAGTCACCAGTTTTTCTATCACCAATAAAGATATAAAGCCTATTAGGATAATCTCGCCATTTTTCTGCAGCTGCAGCATTTGCTCGCTTCAATACATATGGCACAAAGTATTCGCCTTCAGTTACTTTTACTTCAATGGAATTGCCACCAAATCGAAGAGGCTCAAACAAATCTTTATATGGTCTAGTATCATCAACATATCCTTGCTGTAACAAAAAGACTTCGGCAGCTAAACCATACATACTAGTAACTTTAATTTCTTCTAACGACCTTTCTCGTCTAGTGGATTCTTTGGAATATATCTCTAAAGCTTCTCTTTCAGCTCTCATTTCTAAAGCAGAAATATTCACGTCATTCTTTATGTTAAATTTCATAGATTACAATAAACAAACTCGAGAGCTCGTTCTGCCTCTTTTTCCAATGGTCTATTTGAATACCAATTTCCAGTTTCTAAATCAAGTTCTTTACACAGAGTTACTACTTCATTGACAGTAATTGGATATTCTTGTTTTATTGCGTTGGCTGATATTGACACCATCAGCTGATACATCTTATGATACCATCCAGTATCAGATATGGTTTTATATTCAGCAATAAGTCTTTTGTTAATAAATGGACAATCATGATATGACGTCCATTGAATGGATCTATTCTCTAATTGGTCTTTACGATGTTGAATTATTTTTTTCTGCATTTCTTCTGGAAGACTATCGAACAATGTATTGCCAACTTTCTTTTCTATAAAAGGATGTTTCAATAAAAGTTGGTCAACATCAATACTTGTACCATCACGCTTAAAAATAAAATTATTAGAGTTATCATACTTAGCGGGAATATAGTACATCCTTGATAAATCTTTAGTTTGTATATCTCCCATTGATTCGAGTTCTGTATTAAGAGCAAACCAAAAATGTCTAATTTTATCAGCCTGAATATGTTTGTTCAGTTCAAAGACAAGCCTAAATTTTGGTTGTGCAATTGTGGAGCTTGCAGTAGAGTAGCAAATAAACTTCCAATCAGTAATCTTATTATACATCAACTCTTGCAAAGTTTCCATCGTACAATCTAGACCATCAACATCAACTGCTGCCCATCCTCCCCAAGCAACGACATTAATGTTTGCACGAGTAGTATCTTTTACGTAGTACGCTGGAGAAATAAGTTGAGCAGATTTTTTATCTTTTCTTTTGACTTCAGATAATTTATAAAGCAATTGCTCAAACTCATCGAAGCTAGAAAGATTCATGCTTCGATGAGTTTTGTTATCAAATATTGAATTAAAAAGTGTGAGGCAAATGTCCATGGTTGTCTTCATGATTAGGTGCAATCCAACCAGCTGGTTTAATAAGATCCGGCATGCCAAATGGATTCGGTCTTTCAGGCTTTATGCCAGGAACTTTAGACATATTCGCTTCATGTACTTTGTCCCAAGCTTTATAAGGATCAATGCCAAATGCATCAAGTGTGCCAATTGCTACTACACACAAATCAATTAATCCATCAACGATTTCTTCAGCATCTTGAGCATAAATTGCATCTTGTGTTTCTAATAGTTCTTCGTTAAGAAACTGCATACGAAAATATAAGAATTTATGAAGAGCTTGTCTACTTGCATCAGTATTTTCGCGTAGCTTATTATCAACCCAGTCATTGACGCCAAACTTGCTATGCATTGCTTGTATATCACTTACCCAATCTTTACTCATAGTATCTCCTACGTGTGTGTAATAATTTTAATACCAGCATCATGAATTGCCAATTGACACATTTTGCATGGTTGTGCTAGCTTTGGTTTACCAGATGAATCATATCTCGATATTTCAATTTTATATGCTGAACTTATATTTTTGCATTTAATGATAGCGTGAATTTCAGCATGTAAAAATATTGCATGTTCCTTTCCAATTTGCCTAGCATATTTAGCTTGTACAGGATGAGACTTAACATATGAGTTTTCTCCTGAACTTAAAATTGCTCCACGTTTATCATATATGACTGCTTTCAGTTTGAATTTTTTTCTAGTATTACATTTCATAGTATCTATTATACACCAATAAGATAGATATGTACATATTGTTAACTAAAAAAATCTTCAATTGAAACTTTTTCTTGAGTAGACCAACCAATAGCTTCTAGGATTGGCGTGATAGGATCTAGAAAAGTTTTTTCGAACTGCATTCCATAGTCTATATACTTATTGAGTTGAATTTCTGGAGGTAAGTACATTGGAAACGATATAACATTTTCTTTGATTGGATTAGGAGTTTTTAGATAACAAAATTTTATCTTATCACTATTTTTAATTAGAACATATTTTTTTTCTAGGTTTTTATCAGCAATGCATTTGTTATAGAGCAAACTTCCACGTACATGAATTGGTGTGCCCTTTGTATATACTGTAGCTTTGTTCTTCCACTTGTTGATATCACTTACACCACGTGGAAACGAGATGTCTTCAGGTGGTAAGCTATAAAAGTATTTCTTAAAATCAGAAATTGCTTTTTGAGTATCAGACTGAGATCCAGTCATAATTACCTTTAGGATATCCTTTAGTGCAGTTCGAACTTCTGATGGAGTTGAAGACTTAATAGCTTCAATACCCATGATTTTTAATTTTGGTTCAGTATATTGAACACCTTCGTTATTGTATACATTTAAAATATATCTTTTCTTTGCTGTCCAGATACCACGATCAGCTATAGCTTCTCTAGCCATAACCATGCGGTTATCATAAGCATTCATCATTTCAGATAATTTTGTATACGCGTTTTGAAAAATTGGTTCAAAGTGATCAGCGCAGATCTTGTCCAAAAATGCGACTGGTTCAATAGGATTGAACTTAGATACCAGTTTTCCAAAATCCACATAAAGAGAATCAGTATCAATTGCAATGACATAGTCAACCTCCTGAGTTTTTAGTATTTTATTCATTTCAATGTTTACAGCCTTTTCAGCCCAACGAATAGCTAACTGGCCTGAGAGTGTAATACCTTCAGCAACGCGAATATCAAAGTATCTAAAGTAAGCGTTACCAAGAGCACCATAAAGAGAATTCAAAAGAATCTTGATGGCCATCTGTCTATTTTCAAGTTGATTGATTACTTTATCAAGTTTTGGCGATGGATTCTTTTCGTATTCTTGTTTAGCTTGAAGCATTTGTTTTTTTACTTGTTTACGTTCATCATAATACTTTACAATAATCGATGGCAATACACCTTGAAAGTCTTTTGTATAAGTAGAACCATTTGCTGCAACGGCATATTCTGAATCAACACAATCAGTTTTTTCCAGATAATAATCTACACCAGACCTTTGCACTTCATTTTGCAAAGTTTCTGGCGACATATTATATTGCACAATTAAGTTTGGATAAAGAGAATTTAAGTCAAATGAAACTACCCAATTGTGAAGACCAACCTGAGGAACTTTTACATAACCGCCAGGGTATGAAGCTTTACGGCTTTCTTCAGCTGGGGGTGGAACAACATTTCTACGCTTGAGTTCTCTAAATATAATTGAATCCCATATCGCAGTTGTGCCAAATGTATCAGAATAATTCACACCACCTTTATATGCTATAGTCATAGCTAACGTGATAAGACCCATTTTTTCTTCGAAGCGATCAATGAGTTCAACGTCTTTTATATTATAGTCAATAAACTTTTGGTGATTTTCTTTATATAAAGTATAGAGCGAACCATATTCAGAATAGTCCACTTTGTTTTCGCCCAGCACAACATGCGCAATATGATCTAGTTTATAAGACTCTTGCGCGCCGTACGTGTACCCGAATTTTTGAAAAAGATCTAGATAATCCATTTGCTGAATACCAGATATATCATAGGTATCCATTTGCTTGCCTTTCACAGAAATCTGCTTATACTGAACTAAGCCCCAGGGAGAAAGTTGTTTAGCTGTGTCTTCACCAAAGACTCTTGCAATACGATTAATGATATATGGAATATCGAATAATCTAGAATTCCAACCTGTTACTACGTCTGGAGTATTTTCTTCTCGCGACCACCAATTAAGAAATGACGCTATCAATTCTCGTTCAGTTGTGCATTCAGTATATTTTATATTTAGCTTACCAGCATGTTCAGATTTGCTGGTATTAAAGCTATTAAGACCCCAGACATAATAAACGTTATCAATATTATTTTTTACAGTAATAGCATTTATTGGTTTTGCAGCATCTTCTGGATATGGAAAGCCATCGTCAGATTCAACCTCAATGTCTATAGCACAAACATTGATAAAGTTACGAGTGAATTCAATTTCGTTCGGAAAGGTTTCGGTAATGAATTGATGAATATAGTTTTGAGTACCATATATCTTAAAGTCTTGTACATCTTTATAACGAGCAATAAAGTCCTTTGCTTCACTCATGGTATCAAATACCATTGGTGCAACATCAGTGCCGTCAATAGATTTCCAGACTAATTCTTTTTTTGATGGAATGTAAAGTGTAGGTTTGAACTTTACTTTTTTGCTGACTCGTCGACCAGATTCGCTATAACCTCGATATAGAAGAGAATTTCCAAATCGAGAAACACATGTATAAAAACCCAAGGTACATCTCCATTTCAATATATAATACCATTATATCACGTATTACTTCAAATGTACACTATACCATAACAATTTTATTCTCTCTTGTTATAATTGTTTGGTTTATAGATCTATATTGCTGTTCAAGACCTGCCACTGGAGTAGTTACAAATCCAACCATTGCTTCTTTTATAAAGGTTGCTTGACTCTCAATATTGGTGTATGGCATCATGCTCATAATGCCAATGCCTTTTTCAGTGGGAACTAAAAGTCCTGGTTTTTCAATAGACCAACCACCTTCAACTTGTTTAGCAAAACATATTACTTCTTCACCTGAAAATAATCGTATAACTTTCACATCACTCATATTTTTTCCTAATCAAAGATGGTTGGTCTATATTATGTTAACTTTCTAATAGCAATTCTTGAGTCTGAGCTCCTGAGTTAATTGCAATTTTACGTGGCTTCTTTTCTTCTGGAACTTTTCGTTTTAGATCAACAATCAAAATTCCATTGTTATAATGAGCAGATTCGACTTCAATATATTCTGCCAAAGTAAAGCTTCTACTAAATTGCTTAGTAGATATACCTTTATGTATATACTCTAGTTTTGGTTTATTGCTTGTGTTATTTGAAGCAATGGTTAGAATACCATTAGTCACTTCAATGTCAATATCTTCTAGTGAAAAGCCAGCAACTGCCAATTGAATAGAAAACTCATCTTCACTCTTTCGAATAAGATCGAAGGGCGGATAAGTATCTTTATAATTTGCAGATCTTTCGAATTGACTTAGTAGACGATCGAATCCAATAAATGATGGACCGATATTGTGAAGGGTTTGCAGTGTCATAAAAATGACCTCCTAATATTTAGCAAGGTTAGTTAGTAATGAGACCAGAATATTCTGCATCTCATTACTATATATACACGTTTACTTAGGATTTAGTTCTTTAAAGCCTAAAAGTTTTTTAGATGAAATAATTTCAAAAAAGGTTTTAGCTTCAGGGCCGTTTAGTTTTGAGTACTTAAATTGTACACCAGAAAACAGTGGTCTATAGTGTAAAGTTCTATCTTTAGGTACAAGCATCAATTGGCCCGTTGTAACCAT